TCAGGAATTCACGCTTGGCATAACGATTATTATTTAAGAAGAATCCGTGTTGGTAAAAACGAATCAATCTATTCTTACTTGGCAATTAATCACCCTGAGTTAATTGAAGATGAATTCTTCCGTCCTCACGATACTGCAGTTATTACTATCCCACAAAAAGCACCAATGGGTTCAATTGTAAGACACGAATCAGTATTTCAAATGTTGGAACGTGTGAAAAAAGTATCACAAGAGTGGATTAAACCAGGACACAGAAGTGGACAAAACACACATAACGTTTCTGCGACAGTTTCAATCAAAGAGGATGAGTGGGATTTAGTTGGTGATTGGATGTGGAACAATAGAGATTTCTATAACGGATTATCTGTATTACCATATAATGGAGGAACATACACACAAGCACCGTTTGAAGATTGTACAAAAGAACAATTTGAAACACTACTTTCAGCGCTTAAAGATGTTGATTTAACCAAAGTTGTTGAATTACAAGATAACACTGACTTACGAGGAGAAGCTGCGTGTGCGGGAGGTGCGTGTGAAATTGTATAAGTTATGAAAGTTCAGTGGGGAAATAATGTTACGTTAACATATCAAGTATTGTTGGCGTTCTATAATCTTAGAAAAAAAAATTAAAATGAATTTAGGTGCATCTAAAGATTGGGTACAACAATTATATGTTAGAGAGTTTGGACCGAAACTTCAACCAACTGACTTCTATTATAATGAACAAGGAAATATGGTTATGACTGAAGAGTATCATAAACGTAGGGGTAGTTGTTGTGGTAGTGGATGTAGACATTGCCCCTATGAACCACTTCACCAAAAAGGTAATAAAAACTTAAAAAAGTCCTTACGAAAGTAAGGATTTTTTTATTTATATAAAATATTAAGCTATTATATTTATATGATATGGCAAACGGTATAACATATGGTATTAATTTTCCATTTAGACAAAGTCAAGTTGGAAAATATCTTTCATTGTCTGAAACCACCGAAGAAGAAATCAGAACAGATTTGGTACATTTACTTTTAACAAGAAAAGGAAGTAGGTATTATTTACCAAATTTTGGAACAAGACTATATGAGTATATATTCGAACCACTTGACGGGGATACTTTTGATAGTATTAAAACAGAAATTGAAGAGTCCGTAAAACAGTTTATACCAAATCTAACAATACAAAATGTTATTGTTGAACCCTATACTGAATCTGAAATGTCGGTTGGTGATTTAAGACCTGAACAATTTGATATACCTGTTTATAGGGTGCCAGGTGCAAACACGGAGGAGTATACTGCAAAAATTCGTATTGAATACATAGATGAAAACAATCCATTTGGTAGTAGAGAGTTTATAATTATTAATTTATAATAGAATGGCAAATAGAAAAATATCATATACTGAAAGAGATTTTGAAGGGTTAAGAAACGATCTTATTGATTACACAAGACAGTATTATCCCGACTTAATTCAAAATTTTAATGACGCATCGGTTTTTTCCGTTTTAATGGATTTAAACGCAGCAATTGGAGACAATTTGAATTTTCATATAGATAGAAGTATACAAGAAACAGTACTACAATATGCTCAACAAAGATCGTCTATATTTAATATTGCAAGAACTTACGGACTTAAAGTTCCTGGTTTCAGACCTTCTGTTGCGATAGTTGACATTTCAATTACAGTACCGGCTTTTGGGGACGCTGAAGATGTTAGGTATTTAGGTATATTAAGAACAGGTACACAATTTAATGGGGGAGGAACCACTTTTGAGACAGTGTACGACATAGATTTTTCATCACAATTTAACAGAGAAGGATTTATTAATAGAACAAAAGTTCCGATTTTTAACGGTAATAATAATTCAGTAACAAGTTATATTATAACTAAAAGAGAAGTTGTGGTTAATGGTACAACCCAAGTTTTTAAAAAAGTAATTAATCCACAAGACGTAATACCTTTTTATAATTTCTTTTTACCTGATAAAAATGTTTTAGGAGTAACATCTATAATTCAAAAAGAAGGTACAACTTATCAGGCGACACCGTCATTTTCTGAATTTGCAAGTTCCACTAATAGGTGGTATGAAGTGGATGCTTTGGTTGAAGATACTGTGTTTATTGAAGATCCAACAAAACCTGTTGATGAGGCAGGGGTAAAGGTTGGTAGATATATAAAAACAGATAATAGATTCATAACTGAATACACACCTGAAGGATTTCTTAAAATCCAATTTGGTGCGGGTACTGTAACACCTGATGAACAATTAAGACAATTTACAACTACAGGAATACCTTTAAAATTACAAAACTTTCAAAATAATATAGGACTTGGGCTCACTGTAAAACCAAACACAACCCTTTTTGTTCAATATAGAACAGGAGGAGGATTATCGAGTAACATAGGTGTTGGTGCAATTAATCAAGTTGGGTTAGTTGATTTTGTGGTAAACGGCCCATCAGAAATTATTAACAACAATGTGATTCAATCGTTGAGAGTAAATAATGTCACCGCAGCAATTGGAGGTGCAAACCAACCAAGTGTTGAAGAAGTGAGAAATATGGTGACATATAATTTTTCCGCACAAAAAAGGGCGGTTACTATTAATGATTACAAATCGTTAATTGACACAATGCCAGGAAATTTTGGAGCACCTGCTAAAGTTGCCATATCTGAAGTTAACAATAAAATTTCAGTAAAAATATTATCTTATGATAGTACCGGGGTTTTAACTCAAACAGTCTCTAACAATCTAAAAACAAATTTAGCAACATACTTGTCAAAATATAGAATGATAAACGACTATATCTCGATTGAAGTTGCTAAAGTTATTGATTTAGAATTTGAATTTTTTATTGTTCTTGACAGTCCTGGTTCACAAGGAGATGTTATTACACAGGTAATTAATAGTGTAAATAATTATATGTTACCTTCAAATAGAGAGCTTGGACAAAATGTTAATGTTTCTGAAATAAGAACAATTGTTCAAAATATTTCAGGGGTAAATGCCCTTACGGATTTGAAAATTTACAATAAAGTTGGTGGGTTATATTCTTCATCAGAAACATCACAAAGATATATTAGTGTTGCAACTAAAGAAATAGAACTTATTGATAGTACAATCTTTGCTGAACCTGATCAAATTTATCAAATTCGATTCCCAAACAAAGACATAAAAGTGAGAGTTAAAAATCTTACTACAGTCGACTTTTCATAAGATTGTTTATTTTGTTTGATATGATATTACTTTTTAAAAGTAAGTCAATAACTATTTATCAACAAAGAAAAAAATGTTCAAAAGCTATAGAATCAAGGCGAAACCAGGTTCAGACAAAAATATCCAAATGAAAATCGATCAAGATTTTGATTTGATAGAAATTTTGTCTTTAAAATTAAAACAAGAAGATTTATATACTAAATTTTGTGCCGATTATGGTGTGATTGCTGGTAGGGTAATTGCAAACGGAGGGTATGGAGTACCTAATGTTAGTATTTCTGTTTTTGTGCCCCTTAGTACTGAAGACGAAGTTGATCCAATTATCTCAACTTTATATCCTTACAAATCTATTTCTGATAAAAACGAAGATGGTTACAGATATAATCTACTACCGTATGTACAAGAGTATGGTGGACATACACCTACAGGAACTTTTCCTGACAGAAATGATTTATTAACAAGAACTGAAGTATTAGAGATATATGAAAAATATTATAAATTCACAGTACGTACAAACGATAGTGGTGATTTTATGATTGTTGGTGTTCCTTTAGGGATGCAAAGTGTTGTTATGGATATGGACATATCTAACATTGGATGTTTTTCACAAAGACCTGCAGATTTAATAAGAATGGGGATAGGTGTTGAAGGACAATTTGCTGGACCTCAATTCAGGGCTAATTCTAATTTAGCGATGCTTCCACAAATTATTAATGAAGTTAAAGAAGTGGAAGTTGATCCTTTTTGGGGGGATGACGAGTATTGTACAATTGGAATAACAAGAGTCGATTTTGATTTGCGTGATTCAGGAATTGAAATTTCACCACAAGCAATTTTTATGGGTTCTATATTTAGCAATTCTGATGAAGACGAATTAAAGGTAAGTTGTAAACCAAGTTTAAATACAGGGGCTCTTTGTGATATGGTTACGCAATCAGGAAAAATTTTAGCAATAAGACAAACTATTAATAGCGATTCTATTGGATTTCCTGTTTTAGAAGAATATAAATTTGAGGATGGTGGTAACATAATTGATGATAACGGGACTTGGTTAGTTGAAGTGCCGATGAATCTTGACTATATAACAACAAACGAATTTGGAGAACAAATTTTGTCTAACGATCCAACGGTTGGAATACCAACGAAGGCAAAATATAGATTCAGGATTCAATATCAAAATGAAGACCCACAAGGTTCAACAATAATAAGAGCTGATTATTTAGTTCCAAATATAAAAGAATATGGTTGGTTATCTACAAGTTTAAATGAACCTGATGACACAGATTTACAAAGAAAGTCATATGCGTTTAGTTTAGATTGGAATGATTATGGGGATACGGGAACCACATTGGGGTTACAAATCATACAAGAAGCGGTTGATTGTGAGGATAAATTTTTTGAATTTAATTATAATCGAGTTTATACAGTATCGGGACATATAGATAGATGGAAATGGGGATATATACCATCTAGAATTTTAGGAATTAAAGAAATAACAGAAAGGGCTTGTACAGCGACAACAAATAGGTTTCCAACAAATGATGCACAATTTAGGTTTGATATCATATTTTTTGTTGTGTATTTCACATTAGGGTTATTTTATCCGTTAATATACATTTTCATTGTTGTATTACACGTACTTGCTTGGCTTTATGATATTATTGTTAGGTTATGGAATAAATTAGCCAATTTTTGGAATGATAACATTGTAAGTTTATGTTATAAAATAAATGATGTTTTTGATAGTCTTGGGTGGGGAGAGGCTTTCAATTGTGAAAAGTGGGCATTAGAATTAATGGAGCCACAAAATCCATTTGCAAGATATTCTTTACCAATGTTATCATATCCTGATTGTGATAATTGTTCTTGTGAGATAATTCAAGTAGGGGACGATTTGATTGATTTATATCAAGATGCTGGAAATTTTAGTGTTTTAATTGATAGTAATAGTGTTAGAACTTATAGTAAATATAATGAAAATTATATGGCAAACCTCATAAGGAATTACGATCCTAATAGCAATGCGACAAACCCTAATTACGATTTTACAAATGAAACTTTAAATTCGTCAATAGGACAGGGATTTGCGGGGTATTTAGGTGACAAATCAAATAATAAATTTAAACTGTATAAAACACCCGTTGTTACTTGGCCTAGTCAAATTAGTCCTTCTGCAACTTTATCGTTTACTCAAACATGGTCCCAAAGGTTAAATCAATTAAATACTAGAGATACTTATAGAACATCTTTTGGGGGTAAAATACAAACAACAATTAAAAATTTTATACCTAATACAACTACAGAAGATGTCTCAGCACCGTTTTATGATCAACCACTAATACTTGTTTGTGATCAAGGAACTTTAAGTAATTTGGGTGATCCGGGAACTTTATTATCATTTACAAATACGAATGAGATATATGACCCTAACTTAACGGGAGCGA